AAATATTAGAAGTACTTATCCATCACTAAATGTATGGCATCATTTAGTTTGCTTGTGGGACGGAACAACAAATACAAATGGAGCAAAAATGTATTTAAATGGTAGTTTATTTGCTCAAGGCACATCATCTGCTACAAGTTTTGCAACGGCACAAAATATCTTTGCTGGTGGTAATAGATCAGGATTCTTTTTAGATGGACGTATATCTACAATTAAAATGTATGACAAAGTTTTGAGTGCAGCTGAGGCATTACAAAATTATAATGCCACAAAAGACAGATACGGATTATGAGAACCTCAGAAGATTAATCTTTTTTTTTAATTTTTTTATCTCTTTATATATTTATCACTGAATAAAAAGTTATTATTTAAATTGTAATCTATGTCTGAAAAAAAGTATGACTTCCCCACTGAAACAGTAGAATTACCTTCAAAAGGTCTTGTTTATTCTAAAGATAACCCTCTTTCATCAGGTGAAATTGAGATGAAATATATGACTGCTAAAGAAGAAGATATTTTATCTAACCAAAACTATATTGAAAAAGGTACCGTAATCGATAAATTATTAGAATCTCTTATAGTAAGTAAGATAGATTATAAAGATCTAATTACTGGAGATAAAAATGCCTTAGTAATCGCTGCTAGGATTTTAGGATATGGAAAAGAATATAAGTTTGAAATATCGGGTGAAACTTTTACGGCAGATTTAAGTAAATTAGAAAATAAAAAAATTGATACTTCTTTATTTGAAGAAGGTGTAAATGAATTTGCATATACCCTACCGAATTCAGGTGTACCTATTACTTTTAAATTATTATGTCATAGAGATGACATGGCTATAAATAATGAATTACGTGGGTTGAAAAAGATTAAGAAAAACGAATCACCTGATATCTCTACTAGAACTAAATACATGTTAACCTCTGTAAATGGTGAAACTGATAGGGCAACAGTTAGAAAATTTGTTGATAATCACCTTTTAGCCATGGATGCTAGAGAGTTAAGAAATTATATTAAAAATATTCAACCTGATATTGATTTAGTAACTACGGTAACCGATGAAGAGGGTGCGCAAATGGAAACAGAAATTCCCTTCACATTAAATTTTTTTTGGCCAGACGCAAAATTATAGGTCTCTTTTATTCACTCAGATCCATTCTATCGTCTTTCATGGAAATGGTGGCTTTGATTACCACACGGTATACAACATGCCTATATGGTTGAGGAAATTTACATATAATCAATTGCAAACTCATTACGATAAACAAAATGAGGATATGAAAAGAGCCCAATCTAAAAGTAAATCTAAGGATACTACTAATATAGACATGGCTAACACTAATAAAGTTAATGTACCCGATTTTGTTAAAAAAAGACCTAGCTATTCTTCTACCGTAAAAAGGCCTAATCAATAATATTTATAATAAAAGGTAATGGCTAGGAAAATCCAACAACAGCTGGAAGCAGAAAATGCAGAAAGAAGGAAAGGCTTAGAACTTATAAAATTATTTAATAAGGCACAGGGTGATCTTTTAAGTGTTGGGGATAAAATAGTAGCTAACCAGGAGCAAACTAGAAAGCTTACTGAAAAACAACTAGAAAAAGAAAGAGATATAGCTAAACAGGCTTTAGCAAATGTAGAGGCTAGGGCTCGGCAATTAGCTGATTCAAAGAAATTAAGGGGTTTAACCGAACAAGAATTAAGGGATAGAAAAGACTTAACGGATGAAGAGAAGTCTATTGAAGCAGCAAGAAGAAATAATTTTAAAACCGAAAGAGAGCTAGTTACTGAAACTCGTAAAGAACTAAAAATAAGAAAAACTGTTAATAAGCAGTTAGGAGTTACAGGCAAAGTAGTAAAAGGATTTAAAAAATTAGGGTTTGATTTTTCGGAGGCTCTTGCGGGTGCTGAGGAAGAAGCAGAAAAAATACAAAGATCCGGTACAAAAACTGAAAAAGCTCTTTCACAACAAATAGTTAATGCAAAATTATTAGCCGGTGGGCTTAATACTGCATTAAATACTTTTTTGGATTTTGCATCAATAGGTAAATCATTAACCGATAACTTTTTTGCTTACAATGAAGCACTACGAGAAACAAGACAATTAACTGGACAATCAGCTACAAATTTTTCTAGTTTTGATGATTCATTAATAACCTCAGTAGATCAAATTGAAACTATTACTGCCCTATCTAAAGAATTAGGGATAAATGTAAATTCTGCTTTTTCTCAAGAAACTATAAAGCAGGCTACTGAATTAAGTAAATTACTAGGAATAAGTGCTGAAACTACTTCAAAATTAGCTATCCAAGCTGAAGCATTTGGGTTTGCAATAGATGATGTGGAAAACCAAGCCTTTGAAACAGTAAGATCCTTAGGGGCTCAGGGGAAAGCAGCTCTAAATGTTCAACAAGTATTAGATGATACTGGGAAAGTATCGGGAAAACTACAAGTTTCATTGGGTAAAAATCCAAAAGCTTTAGTAAATGCAGCAGCTGCAGCGAGAAAATTAGGACTTTCTTTATCTGAAGTAGAAGATGTTGCCGATGGGTTACTAGATTTTGAATCTTCCATTAGAGCCGAACTCGAAGCAGAGTTACTTACGGGACAACAAATAAATTTAGATAGAGCTAGAGGATTAGCTCTTATGAATGATATGGAAGGATTATCTGGTGAAATAGCCAATAATCAGGATATTCTTAATGCCTTCCAAAGTGATAATAGATTAGCACAACAAGCCATAGAAAAATCATTAGGTCTTTCATCTGATCAAATTGCTAAAATAATTTTCCAACAAAAAATTAATGAAGGACTAACTGCTGAACAAGCAGGTGAATTAGCTGGTATCAATGAAGAAGAGGCAAAAAGGTTAGGTTTACAACAACAATTAGATCAATCTATAGCAAAAATTGCACAATCCCTAGCACCTGTAGCTGAGTTTTTTGCTTCTATATTAGAAAATTCATTCGCATTATATGGTACATTAGGTTTAATAGGAGGTATAAAATTAATAGGTCTAATTTCCCAAATTGCTACTCTTGCTGCTACGCAGGAAAAAGCTGCCCTAGCGGGAGTTGCCGCTAAAGTAGCTGCTAATCCCTTAATGGCAATAGCTACAGTAGCAGGTATAGGTTTAGCCGTTGCTGGAGTAAAAGCTCTTTTAGCTAAGGATGTAGATGATGGTATGATAGATGGTAGAGGAGGATTAGTTGTAAGTGGACCCAAAGGTTCATTTGCTTTAAATTCTCAGGATACAATAGTAGGTAATAAAGATGGAATTATAGCGGGTACTAATTTAGGGGGAAATTCTAATGGAGGAGGAGGTTCTTCAAATTCAGCTTTAATTGGTAGGGTAGATAAATTAATAGCGGCCACTGAAAGGGGGAGTCAAATTAGTATGGATGGTAATTTAGTGGGTAAATCTGTTGCAAATAACACCTCAAGAATAGGATTATAATAGTTTTTAATTATATAATATTTATAATAAACCACAATTATGCCTGACATATTATCAAAATTTAATACCCAAGGATCTGTTTTTTCGGATTTAAACGGAGGACCAGGATTTATGAATCAACCTAACCTACCCCCACCCACAGAAGCTGGAACTGAGTTTATAAATGTGGATGGAGAAGTTTTATCCCCTATTAGTTTAGATCAATCTCCTTTATCTAATGTAAGAGGTAATGAAGGTAATCCAGTTCTTAATGATTTATTAACATTTTCTGCATTACATAATGAGTATTCTTTAAATGGAGAACCAGAAATACCTGGTAAACCTAATCCTTCTACTTTAGATCTAAATGGAAATACACCTCCTAGATATCAAGATAATGCCCCTCCAGGTGCACAAGGAAATTTTTCTAGTACAATAACTACATAAATTAAGTAGATTAAATGCCGTTAATTAATCTAACAACTAATTTAAAATCTCTTCCTTACGGTTCAGATAGACGGGGAGGTGGCAATAGTGGTCAACCTTTTGTTCAAACCCCTATACCACCTCAAGACCAACAATCAACTGAAACCCTTCCTAATGTTCCTTTAGCAGCAGTTCCACCAGAAATAGCTAATGCCATAGGAATAGGAAATCCTTTTACTACTAATATCTCTTTGGGTGCTGGAGATGGTATAATTAGGGGTGGCATTACAACTGCAGCAAGTAGGGCCTATGTAGATGCCGGTAGAATTAGTAGATTTTTAAGTTCTACTGAAGGAGGTCTTTTTTTAGATAAACAAAAATTATTATCTAATGTAGGCCCATTAACACAAGGGGGTGGTAAATTTAATAATGATTTAGAAACTAAAAGACTTACTATAGAGGGTCAAACAGCAGGAAATGCTTTTGGTCTACACTTACTTAAACAAACAGATCCCCAAGAATTTAATTTTCTTAATCCTGCACAGAGTGCTGAAGAAATTTTAGAAAATGGTCTAAATTTTATGGCGGGAAGTAAAGGAGAACCTACACCTGGTAGATATTTAGATAATGTAGATCCTTTTGGAAGGAGAGCAAATACTTTAGCTCTTAATGATAATAGATTAGTAGCTCTATCCCGAATATTTAACCAGTTTTATCTCTCTGAGGATGAAAAATTAACTGGTACCCAACGTATAGGAAATCATGGGTTAATAACACTTAACGAGGGTGGTGCTATGATATCATACCCTGCGGGTCCAGGTACTGAAGGATTAGGAGCGGGAACAACTAATATAAGGTTTGCAGATCAAAGAACGGGTGCAAATAACGCTACTTTATTAAATTCTGGATTTTATGGGGAAGGTTTTGGTGGTACCTTGCAGGGAGATACTTTTAATTTAATTAGATTAGCTAGACAGGGAGCTAGTGCTATTCAAGGGGGTTTAACTAGATTAGGGCGAAGAAGGGGATTTTTAGGGTTTTTGGGTAATGCTCTATCCGCTACTGTACCTTCATTATATGATAAAGGAGTAGAAAAGTTAGATCGTTTTATACGCAGTAACCTTGACAATGCTTTAGGTTTAGAAAATTTAACACCACAATCTAATTATTCTGTATTTACACGTCCCACTCCTACTTTTAAATATACTAATTATATAGGAGTATCAAATATATTTGGTGCTATTGAATCTGATCCATTATTTTTTAATGTAGAAAAAAACCACATAGAACAAAATGGTAATAGAACTAGGACCTTTGATTTTAATGTTTATGCAAATCAAGGTATAGGGGACATAAGCAAGATGAATCCCGAGTTACAAAATAAAAATAACGGAGCATCCTGGACACAGAAAAATATTTTAGAGGCACCCGGATTTATTACTGTTGGTACAGTAGGCGAGGACTTTAGAAAAACTATACTTGAAGAAAGAGGTGATTTTGAACAATTTAGAAGAACCACAATTTCATCAGCTCCATCATATCAAAGCAATAAAGTATTAGAAACTAGGGTAAACGCAGGTGATCCTGGAAAGGTACCGTTAACTACAGGTTTTAAAGGGGTATTTGATTATTCGGTAGATTCTACCAAATTAGAAGCTCTTAATAAAATTACAGCTTTTGAACCTAAAAATACTTCAGGGACTAGACCTAGTAGGGACACTAACCCAGTTAATGATTTTATACAATTTAATTTTGCAGTAATCAATACTAATACTAGTAATACTACATATGTACATTTTCCAGCATTTATAAATGCCTTTAGTGATAATTACTCAGCTAATTGGTCGTCTATAAAATACGTAGGTAGGGGAGATAATTTTTATAATTATGAAGGATTTGAAAGAAGTATAAGTATAGGATTTACTGTAGCTGCGCAATCAAAAGCAGAATTAAATCCTATGTATAGAAAATTAAATTATTTAGCCTCCACTTTAGCTCCTAGTTATCAATCATCTGGATTTATGAGAGGTAATCTTATAAAAATGACTATGGGATGGTACTTATATGATGTACCTGGGTTTTTCCAAAGCTTTAATATAACTGTTCCTGAAAATTCTCCTTATGAAATTAATGTATCTGGGGGTACATTTGATGAATCTGCTCAAAAATATAATGATGATGATTCTGTGGGAGAATTACCTTTAGTCATAAATGTAGATGCTACCTTTATACCTATACATGATTTCCTAGTATCTAAAGTAGCTAATTCATCAGGCAAATACCCAAGCTCAGGTGCCGGTAGTAATAAGTCTAAATTTATATCTCTAACAGATGGTACAACTGATTTATACAATAAACGAAATACATTTAATTCCGATGATCCTTTAGCTTTACCTTTTGGAATTGACGCAGATCAGGATGGTATACCTAATTTTGTAGATGCAGATACAACTAATTCTTCTCCCTCTTTAGGGGGATCAACGTTTATAGGACCACAACTACCTGAATAAAAATAAAATAATATGTCACGTTACAAAAGAATAGGCTTAGCTAGAAATGAAAACCAAGATGTTGCTAATGTTGGAGCACAATATTATATTTCAAGTTATTATCCTTCTATACCTTTAAGTTCTAATGATATATATGCTATTACAGAATTTGGAGATAGATTAGATGTTCTTGCTAATAGATTTTATGGAGATACAAGTTTGTATTGGATTATAGCAGCTGCTAACCCTGATTTAGTACCCGCAGACTCAGTATCTTTAAAAGGGGGGATACAATTAAGAATACCTACTGATGTTAATACTATAGTATCTAACTATAATATTGCAAATGGTATTGGTACTTCTATTACTTCATCTCCATCTTCTAATGGAGGTGGGATATCTGTGGGTGGTTCCGGAGTCTCTTCAGTTTCCGGTGGAGGAGGTGGAGGAGGTTATTAAATTATAAGTTATGTCAAATATATTAGGAGAAGTTTTTAAGGATTATGTAAGGCAGCAGATAAATAACAGGCAGTCATTATTAGGCCAACGGTCATATAGTAATAATGATTTGCAAGTAATAAACTCAAAAGCTCCTTTCTTAAGACTTATATCATCCGTTGATGTGGGTGAACATTTTCTTACTACTACTACTGTCGTTGAACCCCCTCCTGCTGCTACAGGATTTACTATTAACGAACCTATTCAGTCTGGGTTAGGATCTACGGGTAATACCCCCGTTCCAACTGGTCCTGATGTAAATGGTGATGGTGTAGTAGTTACAGAGGAACAAATATTATATGATGCTGCTGTTACAGATTATGAAAGTGGAACCCTAATTGATATAGGGGGTACTGATATAGAAAATCGAGTAAATACTGGACTTAGTGATGATATTGATATTCTTGGAGCTGCTTTCCCTGTTATCCCTAAACCAGTTGATACAACTATTACAACCGAAGAGGATGGTGTTATAACTACTGTACAAACTACCACTGAAGAGGATCGTAATGAAGGTCCTTTTCCTGACTTAACTCAAGATATAACTGTTTCTACTGTTAATACTGAAACGGGAGCTGCTACTATACAGACTATTGAAGCATACACGGGTGCCATTACGAGAACAGATACAATTCCCACAAAACAAGGAACAGTATTACAAAGATTATTAGACCTAGGAATATCTGAAGATTTTATAAAAGGAGATTCATTAGCTAAAAATCTTATATTACATGGTGGTACATCTAATCAATCAGGTATTAGAAGTGGCATTAATTCTTCCAATGGTGCTTATGGGTGGGGTGGTATAGATGAACGTGGATATGTCCCTATGCCTGGTATTACAGATGCATCCGTTAAATTTTATAATAATGGTGCTTTATCTGAAGCTACAATTAACATAAAATGTTTCAGTAGAAATCAATTTGCTCTAATTGATGCCCTATATTTAAGACCTGGTTACACCTTATTATTGGAATTTGGTCATTCAGTATACATAAATAATTCTGGGAATAAAGAGGAAATGGATGATTTTTTAAGCCCTGCAGCTGATGCAGTGTTAACAGGTAATAAAACTCAATTCCAAATATATGATTTAATAGAGGGTGAGAGAGAAGACCGTGATGGCAACTATGATGCTGTGTATGGGAAAATAACTAAATTTAACTGGTCATTCAATAAAGATGGATCCTATGATTGTACAGTAAATTTAATAGGTTTAGGTAGTATAATAGAATCCTTAAAATTAAATTCTGGTCCTTTACTTTCTACAAATAGTAGTCTTAATGAAAAATTTCGATTTTACCAAGCAGCAAACCAAGTTGTAGTTGATACTCAAGCGATGGCGGGTGGATCTTCAACAGATGGAGTTAGTGCAGAGGCTAATGTATTAGGAGTTAAATCACCAACACTGTTACATTTTTATATATTTTTAATTCAATCAAGCGCACCTGAAGCTATATCAGCTTCACCCGCTCAAGTAGCAGGAGCAGGAGGCACTAATTTAAGTGTAAAAGAAGGAGGAGCTACCATATCTGAAAGAACTGCACAAGCCGAAGCAGCAGCTGCTAATATAGGTGATAAATTAGTAGCTGGGCAATTCTCTACACAAGTTAGGGATTTTAAATTATTTGATGTTGATCTAAATCAAGATGGTAAATCAGGTACGGCTACTATAAAAGATGCTATATTATATGTTTCAGGCGTAACAGCCCCTGTTGATGAAGGTATTAATGGGGTACAATCATATATAAAATTTGGTTGCCTTATTTCTATAATAAATCGTAAAATGATGTTTTACGATGGTGAGCGCAATGCAACTCCCTTTACTAAAATAGATATGAATTTTGGTAATGGTACTCAAAAATTTGAAACAGATAAAAATTACATGCTCAGTGTGCCTGGACAATTATCTGGTAATCCTAAAGTGTGTATAATCCCATACACTAACTTACAGGATGCAAGTGGTTTCCCCGATTTACATAACACAGAATTAAATGGGGTCGTAAGAGATATGAATACGGGCTTTAAAGTAAGTGGTGAAAAATATGTAGGGAGAATAGCTAATATATTAGTTAATACTGAGCATGTTGCAAGGTGTTTAAATAATTCTGCTAATTCGGATGGAGATATAATGGCACTAAATTTTCTGCAAAATCTTTTAGGGGATATTAATAATGCATTAGGAGGTGTTAATAATTTTAAAGTAGAAATAGATGATGAAGGACTAGTAAAAATAGTAGATAGAATTCCTCCCCAATATAGATCCTTAGCTCTTGACAATGGTAGCACCGTAACTACTATAAATGCTTTTGGTGTAACCCCTGGGGGAAATGGTTCATTTGTAAGAGATGTAAAATTATCATCAGAGTTAAATAATGATTTTGCTACCGCTATAGCCATAGGTTCCCAAGTTAATGGAAACCAACCAGGAGCTAATGCAACTAACTTTTCCCAATATAATAGAGGATTACAAGATAGAATAATTAAAGAAAAATTATCTGCCTATAATAATATATCATCTAGTTCTGGTAAAAATCTTAGGGACGTAAGAAATGATATGATAACATTTTTATATCCTACTTATTCAAAAATGCAATATAATGCAGAATCTTTAAGTGGGTTTGAAAGTAAAAATAAAACTTACGCGCAAATGTTAGTAGGGGAATTATCCAATACTGGTAATATATCTCCTCCTTTTTTCCTTCCTTTTAATTTAACACTTACATTAGATGGAATTTCAGGTATTAAATTATTTCAAAAGTTTAAAGTATCAGAGAATGTTTTACCCCCAACATATACTGCAGAACAAGTAGATTTATTAGTTAAAGAAGTTAACCATAACATATCTGTAGATGGGTGGACTACAGAAATAGGTACATTATCCGCACCCGCAATTGCCGAAGGAGAGAAAGCTAATAATGCCATAAAACCTTTTGTAGATTATAAAAAGGCTTTATTTAGTAAATTATTTAGTATTGCTAATGCATTAGATGATGCTAATGATGTTTCAACTGCGGCTTCGGTTAAAACAGTAGGAGGTAGAGATTCAGAATACTCAGGTGCTGCTTCTATGTTACCTGCGGCCAATGCTACCGCAGAACTTAAAGTATGGCCTAGACTTATAAAAACAGATCCTGATGGTTATATAAATGCCAATTTCCAACAAACCCCTCCACAATGGATGCCATTCCATTCGGAGTATTTAAAAACTAATGGTAAATATGCAAGCATTACTAGTCCAATGACATCCGGTAGATTTTCATCTAACGAAGTCCATTCAGGGGCTGATATAGCAGTAAGTAATGATCCTAAAGCACGAATTATAGCCCCTATAGGTGGTAGCATGAGAGCAGGAAATAACCCAGGAGGTTTTGGACCATTTTACCCTCGAATCACTCCTGCATCTAAAATTTTAATACAGGATGGGGCACCTGGAGGGACAATGATGTCTTATGAAGTGTGGTTAGGACATAATTCTAAATACATAGGTGCAGATCCCGGACCCGTTAACGCTGGAGATGTAGTAGCATGGCAGGGCAACATGGGCAAGTCAAGTGGTGAGCATTTACACATAGAAATATATTTCCAACCACCTTCTTCTTCCCCCTTAAGAGAATCTGGGCAAACTCAGTTTTGTGTAGACCCTTTTGCATGGTTAGATAAACAACCGATTCCTAGTAATGCATCTAGATTAGTGCCAGGTACTAAAAAATATCAATAATGTATTATCCTAAAAATAAAATAAAAACTAATTTATATACTAAAGGAGGAGAATTTTTAGTAGTAGAAACTTTACGACAGTATGTTGGTTATTACTGGGCTTCACATACAGGTAATTTTTTTACTGGCAAAACCCCTAATGATAAACCCCAAAGGTTATTAACTAGATTAGGAAATGATAATGTTACGGACCCTAAAACTTTTAATCCTCCATATTTAGGGGTAGAACCTAAAGAATCTTTAAATAAAATAACTAATCAAGCTTCAAATACTATAAATAATAGAATGTATTCTATTATAACTGACCAATTAGTTGAAAAAGAAAGAATTATCCCCTTCCACTTATTTATATCCCCTAGTGAAAAAGATTACCAATTGGGGGGATTTATGAGATATTTTACAGTAAGGGTAAACGAAGCTGTATATGCGGAAACAAGTAAAAAACACCATGATGCAATATTACAACAAGATCCTAAATATGCCCTAGAATTATTAACACCTTTTAAAATATTTTGGACTCTAATAGGAAAAAGAGATCAAGTATCTAGAGCAAATAAAAACATAACAGAATTAACAGCTAAAAGATTGAAGAAAAATGGATTAACTCAATTTTTAGAAGGTAATTATTTACAGTTTTATAGAGAAGATGGTTCTAGTACACCATCTCAACTAACTACAACTACTAGAACTCAACCTATCGCAGTTGCTAATACACCCGGAAGTGGTGCTATAACTCAACGTACTCTTTATACCCCCCCTACTCCATCCTCAGGAGGATCTATGGGAGGAGGTGGATACTAGTAAATTAGTTTGTATATTTACTAAATGTTTTGGTTAATAGAAACTAAAGATCAATTAGATAAATTTATTACTAGGGATGCTACTAAAGCATTTATTGAGGTAATTCCTTTTAACTATAATATTCATCCTGCGGATAATAATCCTATTTCTTTAATTTATGTTAAACCTTTAGGATATAATGGCTACATAGTAGCTATTAACCATTCAGAAACTCTTAATCTATTAGGTATTAGTTGGTTAGATAGATTTGATACTATATATGTTAGGGACAAAAAAGAGATTTTACATTATATATATCATTCTAATATTATTGATTTAACTTTAAATAAAGCTAATTACCAAAAACCATTTACAAAAACCCATAATCATTTTTACTCTAAATACCCCGTTAAAAAGGATTTAAATATTTTAATTCCTGTCACTAAACACTTTGAGTATTGTGAAAATTTATATGATGATTTAAAATTTTATATCGATGAACCTATCAACGACTTTTATAACAGAAAATCTACAGTGGCATTCTACGCCCTCGAGTCCAATGGAATTAGAATATGTAAAGACAAATTTGAAGAAAAATTCCATAGCATACACAATGACACTGTCTATACTCAATATAACTTCAAAACTACAACTACTAGACCTTCTAATAAATTCAGAGGAGTAAATTATTCTGCTCTATCAAAAAAAGATGATTCTAGGGAGGCATTTATACCCTCTAATGATTTATTTATAGAAATGGATATATCAGCCTACCATCCTTCATTATTGGCTAAACTCATAGATTATAAATTTAATGAAGGGGATATACATGAAGCATTTGCTAAAATGTATGGGGTAGAATATAAGGAAGCAAAACAACTTACCTTTAAGATGCTATATAGTGGTAATTTTGGTAAATATTCTGAATTAGAGTTTTTCAAAAAAGCTAAACAATTTACTAATATAATTTGGGAGGAGTTTAATACCAATGGATTTATTGAATGTCCCATATCTAAATATAAATTTGAAAAAGATAAATTGGAGGATATAAACCCACCAAAACTATTAAATTATTTGCTACAGAATTTGGAAACCGCAAATAATGTTCTTATATTGTGGAGGATATTTAAGACACTAAAAAATAAACAAACCAAACTAGTATTGTATAACTACGATTCATTTTTATTTGATTTTCACAAATCAGAAAAATATTTAATAGATGAGTTAAAAATGCTATTTAAAGAATTTGGGTTACGAATAAAATTAAGTTATGGAACAAACTACTCTTCTTTACAATCCCTCTAATATTTATAATAGAACTTCATTAGATAGTTTTGATATAAATTTAGAAGGTTTGGCTGGGAATAAATTATTTTGTACGTTTTCTACAATTGAGGATTTAGATGAATTGGTGTATGACATTTCTTCCACATATGATATTTTATATGGGAAGATATTTATTTTATACATTCAATCCACTAATGAATACGCTTGCACATATAATGTAGATACTACTAATTTATCAGAAATTCCTTCTGGTACTATTCTAGTACATAGAAAAAAAGAATCTAACACACTTTACACCATCAATGCTCTAAATGAGCTTATTCGTAAACTAAATGGAGGTGTAGTAGATACTAAGTTTCCTATTGAATGGAGACATTATAGAAACTCTATCCTACTTACTAATAGGGATGAGTTTAAACAACTAAAAACTAAGATTCATAAAATTATTGAACTTTAGTTGGATAGCCTAAAAAGGCTTCGTATATTTACAGCAATTATATAAACCTAAAATGTTATAGTATGGATTTAAACGTCATTAAACAGCGTCTGGCTTCGCTCAATACACAACAGCCACAAGGAGGAGGGGGACAAAAGAAAAATTTATTTTGGAAACCTAGTATTGGTAAACAAACAGTCCGAATTGTACCATCAAAATTTAACCCTGAATTTCCATTTACGGAGATGATGTTTTATTATGGGATTGGACAACGAGTAATTGCATCTCCAGCTAATTGGAAGCAAAAAGATCCCATTATGGAATTTGCTAAACAATTACGTCAGAGCAGTGATAGAGAAAATTGGCGTTTAGCTAAAAAACTAGACCCAAAAACACGTATCTTTGCCCCTGTACTAGTACGAGGCCAAGAAGATGAAGGTGTTAAACTGTGGCAATTTGGTAAGGAAATTTATCAAACATTCCTCAACATGGCAGCTGATGAAGAAATAGGTGATTATACTGATATGTTAGATGGACGTGATATCAAACTTACTACAGTAGGACCAGAAGTAACAGGTACACCCTACAATAAAACAACAGCTACTGTATCACTTAAAGTAACACCCATTGCCGAGGATAAAGATGAGATTCAAAAGTATCTTAACGAACAAGCTGATCCCTTTAAAATATTTAAACAATATTCGTTTGATGAAATTAAAGGATTCCTCCAAAGTTGGTTAGACCCAGATTCTGAAACTGAATCAAAAGTTGATACTAGTAAGTCCTCATTCCCACCTCCACCATCATCGGATAATAATTATTCTTTAGATACTGATGCTACTAAGAAAACTAAAGCAGATAAATTTAATGATCTATTTAGTGATTCAACAAATGATTTACCATTTTAATTAAGTAGAAATGGCTAGAAAAAATAAATCATTATCGGAGGCAGTCTCCAAAGAAATCAAATCTAAATTTGACCTTAAAAGTTTTAAAACCAAAAAGGGGCTGGACCAAAATGTTAAGTTTAAGGACCAACAGTGGATACCTTTATCGGATGCATTTCAAACCGTAACATCAATTCCGGGTATTCCAATGGGACATATAGTGCTTTTGCGAGGTCATTCTGACACTGGCAAAACCACTGCATTAATTGAAACTGCCGTTTCTGCCCAAAAGAATGGCATTTTACCTGTTTTTATTATTACAGAGATGAAATGGAATTGGGAACATGCTATCCAAATGGGGTTAGAAGTGAATCCCATAGCTGATGAAAATACCGGAGAGGTTTTAGGGTATGAAGGTGATTTTATCTATGCAGATAGGGAAAGTCTAAATACTATTGAGGATGTAGCTACTTTTATTCTTGATTTAATTGACGAACAGAAAAAAGGTAATTTACCCTATGATTTAGTATTCCTATGGGATTCTATTGGTAGTATTCCCTGTGAATTATCTATTCGTTCTAATAAAAATAATAATGAGTGGAACGCGGGTGCAATGTCAACACAATTTGCGAATAATGTAAACCAAAAAATTACATTATCCCGTAAAGAATCTTCTAAGTATACTAATACATTAGTTTGTATTAATAAAGTATGGACATTAAAACCTGAATCTCCTATGGGTCAACCCAAGCTTATGAACAAGGGGGGCTATGCAATGTGGTATGACTCCACCTTTGTAGTTACTTTTGGTAATATTATGTCTGCTGGTACATCTAAGATTAAGGCAATTAAAGATGGCAAACAGGTAGAATTTGCTAAACGTGTAAATATCCAGATAGATAAAAACCATATTAATGGGGTTACTACAAGAGGTAAAATTGTAATGACTCCCCATGGCTTTATAGAGGAAAATCCTAATGCAATTAATAATTATAAAAAGTCTAAATCTGAAGAATGGGCAAAAATTCTTGGAGGGGATGATTTTAAGTTAGTTGGGGATGAAGAATCTCAGGATATTTATGTAAACGCTTTTACTGAAGAACCCGTATAGGTTCTTTGGTATAGCGTTATATTTTTTGTATATTTAATTTAAAGGTTGTATGAAAACAGGTAGTCCTCAAGATATTCTTAATCAAGTTCAAGAAAATAATTCACCCAAAAAATCTGGTGAACGTTATTTACTTATAGATGGTTTAAATTTATTTTTTAGAAATTTTGCTATTTTAAATATGGTAAATTCTAAAGGAATGCATGTAGGGGGATTAGGTGGTTTCTTAAGATCTTTAGGTGTACTTATAAGACAAATCCAACCCACACAGGTTTATGTGGTTTTTGATGGGGCAGGATCTTCAAATAATAGAAAAAATCTTCTTGCTGATTATAAATCAGGTAGAAATACTAAACGAATCACTAATTGGGAAATCTTCGAAAACTTAGAGGATGAACATGACGCAAAAGTAGATCAATTAGTAAGATTAATTCATTATTTGAAGGTTCTCCCTATTAAGATTGCATCTATAGATAAAGTAGAAGCAGATGATATTATAGCCCATTTATCTAAAATTTTAATAAAATCGGATGATGATAAGGCATTTATAGTATCTAGTGATAGGGATTTTCTCCAATTGGTAAATGAAAATGTAGCAGTTTTTAGACCTATAGAGAAAGAATTTTATACCCCTCAAACAGTTCAAGATAAATTTGAGATACCAACTAGTAACTTTATTATATATAAAACACTATTGGGGGATAATTCTGATGGGATTAGGGGTGTAAAGGGGTTAGGTAAAAAGGGTTTACTTAAAAAATTCCCTGAGTTAAAGCAACCTAATGTTACATTAGAGGATATAATAACTATATGTGAATCTAAATTTAAAGATAATATTACATACGCTAGGGTATTAAATAGCATAGATGAGTTAGAATTAAATTATAAATTAATGGATTTATCCAATCCTATGATTGATGAATCCGATAAGGAATATTTAAAAGAACTTGCCGAAGATGAAGATCTTAATTATCTTCCAAAAACATTTCTTGAAATGTATGAGGAAGATCAAATAGGTGGAATCATTAGAAATGTAGGGTTTTGGTTACAAGATGTTTTTGAACAATTTAAAAAATAAAAGTTGACGTTAAAAAGTATAGAACAATATGGTCATCCATTTCAGATTAAGGTGATTTCTTCTCTCCTTACATCTAAGGAGTTTTTACAAAATATTATAGATATTTTAAGTGATGAAGATTTTCCCAATTCGGCCCATAAATGGATTATAAAGGAAATTATAAAGTATTATGATACCTATAATACTAATGTTTCTATGGATGTTCTTAAAGTAGAACTCCAAAAAATAGAAAATGAAGTGTTGCAATTATCTATTAAAGAGCAACTAAGACATGCTTATGAAGCTTCAGATGAGGATTTAAAATATGTCCAGGAAGAGTTTTCTAATTTTTGCAAAAACCAACAACTTAAAAAGGCACTATTACAATCTGTGGATATGCTTAAAGTAGGTGATTACGATTCTATTAAATTTATGATTGAATCTGCTATGAAAAGCGGGCAAGATAAAAACATAGGACATGAATATCTTAAAGATGTTGAATCCAGGTATAGAGAGGATAATAGAAAAACAGTACCAACCCCATGGGATAATATTAATAATTTGGTACAAGGGGGTTTAGGAAATGGAGATTTAGGTCTAATATTTGGTAATCCTGGAGGAGGAAAATCCTGGTGTTTAGTATCTTTAGGAGGTCATGCCGTAAAAATGGGTTATAATGTTTTACATTATACTCTTGAATTAGGTGAGGATTATGTAGGTAGACGTTATGATGCCTTCTTTACCCAATTACCTGTGGATCAAATTGGCAAATACCGGAAAGAAGTTGAGGAGGTAGTAGACAAAATCCCTGGGCAGTTAATAATTAAAGAATATCCTATAGGTGTTGCTACTACATCAACATTAGAATCACATATACAAAAAGCAGAAAATTTAGGTGTTAAACCAGATTTAATAATTATAGATTATATAGATCTTCTTTCAACAAAAAAACGAAGTTCTGATAGGAAAGGAGAATTAGACCATATTTATAGGAGCATCAAAGGGCTTGCACGACAATTAAACCTCCCTATCTGGTCTGTTTCTCAAGTAAATAGAGCAGGTGCTAGGGATGAAATTGTTGAAGGTGATAAAGCAGCTGGTTCATATGATAAGATTATGATATCGGATGTTTGCATGTCACTTTCACGTAAGCGTGAAGATAAGGTAAACGGAACAGGGAGATTTCATATCATGAAAAATAGATATGGAGTAGATGGTCTTACTTTTGGAGTAAAAGCTAATACCTCTACTGGCCATTTTGAGATTAAAGAGTATGACGAATCCGAAGAAACTCCCCAACCGACTTCACTCCCTAGTAGCGATTTTGATAATTTTGATAAAAAACAACTGCAGAGTAAGTTTTTTGAACTTAAAATGTAAATAAGAAACATTTATTATGGCCAAAGATATAACTAAAGAAAGAATTCCCTATAAACCCTTTGAATACCCTAAAGCACATGAGTATTGGTTAAAACAACAACAAGCCCATTGGCTACATACTGAAGTGCCCATGATGTCCGATGTTAATGACTGGAAACAAAATTTAACGGAAATTGAAAAAGGTATAGTAGGTACTATTTTAAAAGGGTTTGCACAAACCGAAACTGTAGTAAATGATTATTGGTCTGGATTAGTAACTAGATGGTTTAGAAAACCAGAAATCATTATGATGGCTACTACCTTTGGTGCATTTGAAACTATACATGCAGAAGCATATTCATTACTTAATGAGGAATTAGGGTTAGATGATTTTAGTGAGTTTCTTGAAGATGAAACTACTATGGCTAAGATAGAAAATTTAATGAATGTAAGAGATAGTTTTAATGGTGAAAAAGATTGGCATGAAATAGCCAAATCATTAGCCATATTCTCAGCATTTACCGAGGGTGTGAATTTATTCTCTTCGTTTGCTGTATTACTTTCTTTTAAACTTAGAAACAAATTAAAAGGTGTTGGGCAAATAGTAGAGTGGAGCATTAGAGATGAATCACTCCATTCGGAAGCCGGGTGTTGGTTATTTAGAGCATTAGTAGAAAATAAACCAGAACTTAAAACACCAGAGTTAGAAGCTGCTATTAACGAAGCTGCCTTACTATCACTTCAATTAGAATTAGATTTTATAGATAAAGTATATCAATTAGGTGAATTAGAGGGATGTTCTAAATATGACCTTCAAAACTTTATTAAACATAGAGTTAACATCAAATTACAAGATTTGGGTTATAAAGCTATTGTAGATGTAGATTTAAAAGCAGTAGATAATATGAAATGGTTTGATGCTCTTTCTGGTGGAAAGCAACATACTGATTTCTTTGCCTCAAGGGTAACTAATTACTCTAAGGGACACGTTAAATGGGAAGCAGAAGACATTTTTTAATATGGATAGTAATTTAATTTCGGATTATAGTCAATGGGTAAAAGGTAGAGATTACCCTGAATTTTTTGATGAAGTAGCCTTATCTACTATTTCTAAGGGATATCTCCTACCAGGTGAAACTCCTAAGAAAGCTTATAGGAGGGTAGCTAATGCTGCAGCAGATAGGTTAAATAAGCCTGAATTAGCTACTAAATTTTTTAAATATATTTGGAATGGTTGGATTGGGCTTGCATCTCCTGTTTTAAGTAATTTAGGAACAGATAGGGGAATGCCCATATCATGTTTTGGTATAGATACTCCTGATTCAGTTAGAGGTATAGGCTTAACTAATGCTGAACTAATGAGATTAACCTCATATGGAGGTGGTGTAGGTATCTCTGTTTCTAGGATTAGAGAAAGAGGAGCACCTATTAGAGGAAATGGTAAGTCAGAAGGCGTAGTTCCATGGTGTAAGATATATGACTCCACTATTATAGCAACTAACCAGGGCTCAGTTAGAAGAGGAGCAGCATCAGTTAATTTAAATATTAACCATCCAGATATAGGTGAATTTTTACAAATTAGAAGACCTAAGGGTGACCCTAATAGACAATGCCTTAATCTCCATCAATGTGTAGTTGTGGATGATAATTTTATGAAAAGGTTAGGTGATAGGGACCCAGAAGCCATGTCGCTATGGTTGGAAATTCTAAAATCCAGAATGGAAACAGGTGAACCTTACATCATGTTTGAGGATAATATAAATAAGCATAATCCTCTGGCTTATATGATGAATAATCTTAATGTTTCTATGACTAACATTTGCACTGAAATTACTTTACACACAGATGAAGAACATAGTTTCATATGCTGTTTATCTTCACTTAATCTAGCTAAATATGATGAGTGGAAAGAAACGGATGTTGTTGAAATAGCTACCTGGTTTTTGGATGGGGTGATGGAGGAATTTATAGAAAAAACTAGTGGTAAGGATTCCATGGCTCGTTCCCATAGACATGCTAAAAAAGGAAGAGCTTTAGGGTTAGGGGTTATGGGGTGGCATACTTTCCTACAGCAAAAAGGATTACCATTTAATTCTATAGCTTCCACTGCATGGACCCACACTATTTTTAATGATATAAAATCAAAAGCAGAATCAGCATCTCGTGATTTAGCAGCAGAATATGGTGAACCTCTCTGGTGTAAAGGAACGGGTATGAGAAATACCCATGTTTTAGCAATTGCGCCTACTGTTTCAAATTCTAGAATTAATTCATGTTCGGCGGGAATTGAACCCTACCCTGCTAATGTTTATGTTTTTAATGGGGCTAAGGGATCTTTTATTGTAAAAAATCCTATATTAGAGCAAACTCTTAAAGAAAAAGGATATAATAAGAGTAAAATTTGGGACCAAATTATGGTAGATAATGGATCTGTTCAAAATCTCCCTAATGAAATTCTATCGGAAGATGAAAAAGAAGTATTTTTAACTTTCCCCGAGGTTAACCAATTAGAATTAGTTCGTCAGGCAGCTATACGCCAGCGTTATATAGATCAAACACAATCACTTAATCTTGCGTTTTCCCCAACAGACTCCCCAAGATGGATTAACCAAGTGCATATGGAGAGTTGGAAATTGGGAATAAAAACATTATATTATTTAAGAACTGATTCAGTAATTAAGGGAGATATTGGGTCAAGAACTACGGATGAATGTTTAAGTTGTGACGGATAGTGGGTCTTAAATTTTCCTATTGTATATTTATTACTAATCAATTTTATTTATTATGAGCAAATTAGCTAAAGTAAAAGAAGTATTAACTTCAAAGTATTTTGTAATTGGAGCTGCCGCAGTAGCGGGAA